GCCATTGAGAAACTTGCTGGATCAATTAATCAAATCCGCAAGGACTTTGAGTACCTTAATAGAACCCTGCCCAACATCAACACTAAATTAAACAAGACCTTGCAGTTGATGCAAGGCATTCAAAGAGCCCAGGGCGGTGGCACTAGCGCGCAAAATCCTACTGGTGCTGGTGTTGCACTGCCGATGGGTTCTCCGTCAGCGGGTGTTTCACAAAGTGGAACTGTAAACAACATACAGCAAGTCATACTTGGCGGTGGTGCCCCCGGTGGTGGTGGTGGTGGTGGTGGTCCTGGAAAACTTGCTTCAGGGATTGGAGCCGGTTTCCAGGCTTTGAATTTAGGTATCCAAGCCCTTGACTCACGCATTGATAACAACTACATGCGTTCGTTGTCGGTTGACAAACTTGCTGTTTACTATCAGCAAAACAAGGGCATTTCAAACATGCAATACATCGAACAAATGCGCGACCCAATGCGCGGAGAGCGACTTGGTTACGGTGGAATCAACACCCTTCTTTCTCTACAAGCATCCACCGGTATTAACGCCCAATTAAACGCAAGTGGTATTGCCGGACTTCGTGCCTTGTCTGGATACTCTTATGACACTGGGCAAATGGCCCAAATGGCAGGAACATTAGGAAGCGCTGCTGTCAACAACCGCATGACCATGATGATGGGCACTGGCTTGTACGGAATGGGTGGGCAACAAAAGTCAATGGACAATGTCATTAAACAAATTGTTCAACGAACCGGATTAACCAATGCTGATCGTCTAGCAGGAGCACGTCAACAAGGATCAAATACTCGAGCACTGCTTGAAGCATCTGGCGTTCCGCCGGACATGATTGACCTTGTCTTGGATTACGCAGAGGCTAATCAGTCGTACCAGAAGAAAACTGGTAGTAAGACAATGTACGACCCAGCCAACACAAAGCACCGTGCGGCGATGGGCATTGAACAAAACTTTGCAACTCAGGCTGAAGAAACTATTAAGGTTAAAGAAGGTCGTGATGAGCAGCTTTACAAACGACAAGCCGATAATTACGCCGACATGGAAAAAAACCTTCAAAACGTTAACAAGGCTTTGGAACGATTTGAAGACAAACTTTCAGGAATTGTTGGAACTGGTGTATCTACAAAAGGAAGTATTGCTCGTAAAGTACTGGGCGGTGCTTTGATGGCGGGTAGTGTTGTTGCAGGAGCATCAGGAGTTGGGGCACCTGCTGCATTTGGAATGGCCGCAGCTGGAGCAACACTACTGTCCGGCGACCCTGTTCCGACAGCTAAAACCGGTAATCCGCAACTAACAAAAGTACCGATGGGCTACAACACTCCAGCAAAACGCGTGACTCTTGGTGAACTAGCCAATAGTCCATCATTCTCAAAACTTAATTCTCGATTCCGTGATCGACTGCTTCGCATGTTCGCTGCCAATCCAAACGTTGGTCTTGGTACAGGTCATCGATCTGAGTCTGAGCAAGCAAGGATGTTTAGAGACCGTTATCGCCCTGTTCAAGGAAATGAAAAAGCAGACTTGACTTGGGATGGAAAAGGATGGAAACACGTATCCGGTGCCCCCGCCGCACCTCCGGGGCGTTCAATGCACGAAATTGGTTTGGCAGCCGACCTCGTTGGTGATCTTGACTGGGTTGTTAAGAACGCTGAAAAGTATGGTCTAAAAACATTTGCCAAGAATCTCAACGAACCTTGGCACGTTCAGCCAGCAGAGCTTCCCGACTCTCGTTATGAATATGAAAAACAGGGTTCTCCGTGGGGTCAGCCAGCCGGTACAAGTCGTGATTCTGCAAACGTGGAAGTAGATGCACGTGGAAAGCCAACTAATGGAGCAGTGGTTGGTGACAAAGTAATTGGAGCCCCCGGCGCACTTGGCTCCAGTTACGAGACATTTAGCCAACTAAGTATTGCTTCTATCCTTGGGGAGCCGTTCTCAGCAACCGCTGCTCGGATGGATGGCGTTGGCGAATCTGCAACAGTTCGACGAGTAGCAAATCAGATTGGGGCTACCAACTATTCAAGTCTCACCGGATCTAAACAACCAATGGATCCATACGACGTAGCCCGACTTTTGTACAAAAAGGGATTCCGTGGCAAGGATATAACCAACATGCTTGCCATTTCTTGGAGAGAATCCCGTTGGATTCCGGGAGCTATGGCAGACGATAGCGACGATTTGTCATACGGATTATTCCAAGTAAACATGCTGGGCAAAATGGGACCGGCTAGGCGTGGGTATTTTAAAATTAGTAAAAACGAAGAATTGTACGACCCAGAAACAAACGTACGAGCTGCTCGCATACTGTTCGGTGGTGGTAACTATGCACCGTGGAACATTGATGGAAATCCACTTGCCAAAACAGAATCCATCATGCCAAAAGCCCAAGCAATTACAAAAGAACTTGGCTTTGGTGGAGGAGACCCAATTGGCAATGTGCCTACTCCCCAGGGTTCTGGAATAGTTGTACAAGGTGGAACAAGTGTTAACATTGCTCCAAACATTTACGTTACCTCTACTGGTAATAATGCACAAGATGCTCAACGTATAGCGCAAGAAATTTCTAGGATCTTGCAACGGGAAGTCAAGCGAGAATTGTTGAGGACAACGTAATGACTGCAGACGCAATAGAACGAAGGGTAAACCAACACAAAAAAGAAATTGCCGCAAACAATGCTGCCATTATTAAAAATGCAACATCTGGATCAGCAGACACGCGAGAAGCACAATTAAAAACCAAATCTGTATACTCAAAGCTTCAATCTCAAGGATTTAATTTTTATATAACGCCGTTAACTCCTCCAAGCGGTGCTCAAGATAACCCACTGTTTATTTATCCAGGGGACACTTTTGTAAACCTTGGATCTAAAAAACGTGTTCCTGAGCGAGTCAAAATGCAGCGGGGGTATATTCGTCGCTTAACTGAGTTTTACGCAAAAATGGAAAATGCCCCCACAATCTATAATCGTCGTTGTAATTTTCAATTTCAACCAGACACTATTGTTCGGTCTGTTGCTGCTAATGCTTATGATACTCAGTTCTTTTTTAACCAGGAACCGGCGCAGCTATCGGTGCCAATTCCGGGTCAAGCCTCTTACGGTTTTAAACTTTTGTTTAATCGAGAAGCTGAACTTGTCTCAAAGAAATTTAGGACCGGTACTGGATTAAGGGATGTCAATGTTAAAACGCTTTCAAATTATTTAAACAATGATCCTGAATACTTTATTGACAGCAACTATGACCCCAGTTGGGTGTGTGGCCTTGGTGTACTTGCCGACATTATGGTGTTAGACGCAGTAGTTGGTCAAGGGTTTAACCAAGAAATGTTGAACATAGTTAAACAAACATTAAACGCTCGGGCCGCGAATCCACCAGCTGCTGACCCCAGTACGTCTGACGACGAGGATAAAGAAGATACAGAAACAGTAACTACTCCCTGGTCTGAAAATTCTTTAAATCCAAACTTGGGTAATACGGCGTTTATTACTCCAGTGCCAATTCGCGTTGTTCTTTCTAAATGGATGATTGTTGAAGGATTCATTACGTCAATGAACGTAAACTTTCACAAGTTTACAAGGGACTACATACCATCCCAGGCCAGTGTTGAAGTTCAAATGCAGGCTCTTTACATTGGGTTTGAGAAAAAACAAACAATGCTTACTGCACCGATTCCGGTATCTGGAACACCAGCCTCTGGAACTGCTGACCCAGTTGGCCCAACGGAAAAAAACCAAAACGTTTTGCAACAAACTCAGCAAGGCATTGATTCATTTTTTAAGTTCGCAGAGGATCAATCCGGTTTGTTTGGTTTTAATGATAGGGACAGCTTAAATGACATTGTGTTTGCAAACTCAACACAAAACTTTGCCTTTAAAATGGACCTTGGTGAAACAGACTCAGGAAAAGATTTTAGAAAACAATACGAAGGAGATGGTAATTCATCGGGTGGTGAAGTTACATTTTTTTACGAGGGCGTGATTAAAATGTATTGGCATAAATATGCCAAGGGCGCTGATCAAAACGACCCTGACAAAGCTCGAACAGTAACTAAAGGTAGAAGCTCCCCGTCTGGAAGTACTATAGAAAAAATTGACTACACCAAACCATTTCCTTCAGAATTAGAATATCTAAAAGGTTGGGGTACAAAAAAAGATCCATTTGTCATTACAACTAGTGGGGAAATACGACGAGCAGATATTAAGTTTGAAGAAGACAAATGGGTTACTGACAATCAAGGATGGACTTTTGTTCGGCCACGAAGTCAGGGGCAAGTAATTATTCCGTATGAAAATGAAGAATTTATCGTTGAACTAACTATGCGGATTCAAGCACGTAGGTTCGAAGCTGGGTATAAATCAAAGCAAGTAATTAAAGGTAATTGGACATTACGGCTTGACGAAGACAAATTGTTTGAAAATTTATCTGTCTCAAATAGCGGATTCCCGGATAAACTTTAATGTTGTACACACTTTCTAGATACACCTACGGAGAAAACTCAACAGTTGATGGGAAGTTAACTGCTGTAAGAAAACCAAACTATTCAGTTGGTGTACAAACATATATGGTTGGTCCCGGGGATACGTTTGAAAACATTGCTGCCCGCCTGTACGGCGATAGCTCACAGTATTGGCGTATTGCTGATATCAACCCACAAATAAAATTTCCACTGGATCTTGAGGCCGGAACGGTCATTCGCATTCCGCAATGATTTTTAGAAACGCGTATAACGACGCTCCCCTTCTTAATGTATTCATTGATAGGGCAACCGTTCCAGATACGCGCATTGTTTCTGTTGAACTTAATATGGCAGAAAACAAACATGACATGGCAGTCATTACGTATTCGGGGTTTCCCGGCATCGCGGTAACCGAGTACATTGGGCTTCCTGTATCGATTACTTTGGGAAACAATGAAAGCAACATGATCACATTTACTGGTTATGTTGCGTATGTAGATATTGAAGCCAATACAAGAATGGGCATTGTAAACGAGTCATTAATCCAGGCAGCGCGTGTTGTGTGCTTTGGCTCAAGCTACGACATGAAACAAATAAAAAGCACTGTGTACGTTGATACAACGTTGCCAAAACTTGTAGCAACCATAGCAAACCGTTATCAATTGTCCTACTCAGTGCCCAATAACAACTACACATTTAAAGTAATTGAACAGGCAAACAAAAGTGATTGGGAAGTGCTGTTTGAAACTGCGCAATCCATCGGCTATTGCGTAATGGTTTGTGGAACTCATATACATGTCTATGATTCATTTTCCCCATATTTTCGTTCTATTCCTCCAACCCAATTAATTAGCATTGGGGAAACAACACAAAGACAACCGGGATCAATTTATGAATTTAAAGGAACCTTTGGTGATGTGACTCCAGATGGTAACCACGCAAACTGGTCTTTAAAATCATTTGACGTTCTTAGAAAAAACATAACAGTGACATCTAGCGACAGCCTTAAAAGCGGTCTTGGAAAAACACTTACACCTCGTTTTACCCATGAGCTTGCCATGAATGCTGTGTCACAAGATGCCTTAAAACAATTTATAAATCGATACACAAGGCAAAGTTTTCCCATGAATGCCGAGGTATCTGTGATTGGTATCTCCACCGCATTGCCGGGAAGGTTGGCTTTGGTAAACAAGTATGATTCAAAGTTTGATGGGTATTGGATCATTTCAGAAGTAAATCACTTAGTAAATAATGCCCATTTTGTCACCACATTGAAACTTAAAACAGATGCCACTAATGACCAAGGTTTACAGACATCCCCCGGTTCTGTGTACCGAAATCCGCCTACTTCAGTTTTGAGCAATAATAGATGGGTAAGTTCACGAGAGTTTGCCTATGTCTACTAACAGTAACAATAATATGCACAGCCCCCCAGTTGGGGTATATCGAGCAATTGTTTCTTCGGCTAACTCAACAACGGGCGAAATCAAGGTCAGAATACCGGCACGATTTGGATCAGAAACAGCCGTTGTTGTTTCTAGGATTGGGCGTAAAGCGAATAATGGTGTTTGGCCGGTTCCAAAAGTTGGAGAACAAGTAGTGGTAACCGCTGACGGTTCTGACTTTTCAAACGTATTCATCCTCAATGTAAATCCGAGTTAATTATGTCCATTTTAAAAACACCTTTGCAAGTTTCCGATGGCGGTGGCCTTACCGTTCTTACAAAAACAGAAAACATTGTTTCTCAAAAAATAGTGGATTATTTGACCACAAACGTTATGGAACGAGTAATGAACCCAAGCTATGGCGCTAACACCTCAAAACTTTTGTTTGATAATTATGACTCTCTTGTATTTAGTGAATATAAAAACGAGGCGCTGAATGGTCTTAAACAAAATGTTTCTGGAGCACAAATTCTTGATTTGAAATTGGTTGAAGTAAAAAATGACACATTATCTCAATTTGCAGAAAACACTGTAATGATAGAAGTAACTTACAGTTTGCCAGCATTTGGTATTCGTACGGCTGTTGTTGAGGTAGTAAACCCCGACGAGTTAGGTGAAGGATCAATCCTATGACTTTAAGTTTTGACTACACAAACCGCGACTTTGCGTCAATCAAAGACGCACTGTTAGAACGTGCAACGTTAATTTTTCCAGAATGGACAAGTCGTGATCAGTCTGACTTTGGCATGCTGCTTGTCGACTTGTGGGCTTACATGGGCGATGTTTTGCACTATTACGTTGATAGGGCTTCAAGGGAAGCATTTCTAGAAACAGCAACGCAACGAGACTCGTTGTTGTCTATTGCAAAACTTCTTGACTACATTCCAATTGGGCGTACCGCTGCGGTGTCGTCTATCAAATTAGATGCAACGTTGTCAGAGGCAACTGATGCTTCTCCAATCCTTATCCCGGCAGGTACCCGTTTCTTGGCAACCCCACTGGTTGAGGGTGCTGAAAAAGTGGTGTTTACCCTTGATCGCGATACTGCTTTTAATGTCTCTGGAACACCTGTAACTGGATACGACACATATCAAAAATCGTCTTTGATTACGGTTCCTGTTATAGAAGGAGAAATCTTTTCGGAATCATTTACAAGTAACGGATTGGCTACTCAAAAATTTACTCTTAATAAAACAGGCATTGTTCACAGTTCTATTCGCGTTGACGTGTTTGAGGGCGCAGGCGGAAACGCTATACGTTACGGAAATGTTGAACGGTTGGTTGAGTACTCAAGCACGTCACTTGTGTACTCTGTTGATCTAAACGCAAATGATTCATCTACCTTGAATTTTGGTAACGGTGTCCATGGAAAAGTGCCAACTAATAACGCGTTGATTAGTATTGTTTATCGACGAAGCCGCGGCTCGGCTGGAAACGTTGGTCCAAATGCAATTAAAGAATTTGAATCACTCACCAATAACTTTGGCCCGTCATATGACGGTATTGTCATTACTCCAAACACCTCTCGAGCATTTGGTGGATCTGATTCAGAAAGTGCCGCATCGCTTAAAAATAACATTCCGGCTGCTTTCCGTTCTCAGGACAGGGCTGTATCTTTGCAGGATTACATTGACCTAGTTCTTCGTGTTCCAGGAATTGTAAAAGCTACCGCCAAGGTAAACGTTGGTAAAACGGCTAAACGTGGTGTTGTTACAAACAAGGTTTTATCTGCAAGCGTTGCTACGTTAACTACTAGCTCCGCACATGACCTTTCGGTTGGTGACACCATCGCAATCTTTGGTGTTGGTGAACCATTTGATGGAACTTTTGTAGTTAAAACCGGATCTTCTGGATCATCGCTTCTTTATGATGTTGCATCGGCAAACGTTTCTTCAGCAAGTGTTGCAGCTGGGACATACATGAATGCCCAAGTTGAAATTCTTGCACTTACACCACCC